TAATTAGGATTTTTATTTCCTTTTATATAATCACTCATACAAGATATAGTATAGTTAGGAGAACTAAAACTTATGTACGGATATAAGAAGAAGAAAAAGAAACCTGGAAAGAAAAAAGGTAAAAGATAAATTATGAAAGTATACACAAAAGCAGGTAAAGAATATAAAGGCTCACATCATAAAATGCCTAATGGACAAATCCATACAGGTAAAAAACATACAAAAAACAGTAAGCGTTTATATAAAACCAAAAGAAGATAATGGCTAAGTTTCAAGGTATGACAGTAAAGTTAAATTCACCTAGTGCTATACGCAAAGGTGAACCTGGTTATGGTCGTAAAAAATCTAAAGTTTTTGTAATGAAAAATGGGAAAGTCAAGAAAATAATGTTTGGTGACCCTAATATGGTAATAAGAAAAAACAATCCTAAAGCTAGAGCTTCGTTTCGTGCAAGACACAAATGTAGTACAGCTAAGGATAAAACAACTGCACGATATTGGTCGTGTAGAGCGTGGTAAGGAGAAACTATGAGTTTATATAAAAATATAAATAAAAGAAAAAAAGCTGGTACAAGTAGATCAAAAAAGAAATCTACTATTAGCCCTAAAGCATATAAAGAAATGCAAAAAGGTTTCCCTAATAGTAAAAAAAATAAAGCCAAACGCAAAAGAAAAAAATAGTGGCAGCTAGAAAAACTTGTGCGAATCCAAGTTGCGAAACTAAGTTTCAAGCTAAACATAATAACAAAAAATACTGCACAGTAGAGTGCTCTCGTAATGCTCAATACAAACGAGCTAACAAAGCAAAACAACAAAAAACAGAATCACAAATGACAATTAATCGTGGTGAATACTACGAAGATTATGTTAATAATTTTGCTGCAGAAGTAGAGGAAAAGTTAATAACAAAAACATTTGTTGCAGATTTTTATAACATTACAAAGTCTGTTGTCACAAAAATGCACGAAGCATATTTGTTAGACAAAGACACAATAAAACAAAAAAAAGATTGGGTTACTCCTAAAGAAGCTATTAAGTCATTAGAAAAATTTGAAGATTTTAGAAATAGATATTTTCAAACAGAAACAGGAGATCAATACGAAACAGCAGATTTTCACCAAAAATGGATTAAATCAATATTAAAAGCTATTGATGAAGGTGGAGAGCAAATGATACTTAGTCCTCCACGACACGGCAAGACTGACTTGCTTACACACTTTGCTATATGGCAGATATGTAGAAATCCTAACGTAAGAATTATGTGGGTAGGTGGTAACGAGGAGATAGCAAAGAATGCAGTAGGTGCTGTAGTAGATCACTTAGAGCATAACGAAAAACTTATAGAGGATTTTTGTGGCCCAGGTCAAACATTTAAACCTAAAACTAGATCAGGTAAGTCTTGGACATCAGGACAGTTTACTATTGCTACTAGAACAGTTACAGGTATTAAATCACCTACTATGGTTGCTGTAGGTAAAGGTGGTAAGATTCTTTCTCGTGACTGTGACTTAATTATTGCTGATGACATTGAGGATCACGGCACAACAATACAACCTAGTGCTAGAGAACAAACAAGACAATGGTGGACAACTACTTTGTCATCTCGTAAAGAAGAACACACAGCTATTGTTGTTATTGGTTCAAGACAGCACCCAGAAGATTTATATAATTTTTTACTAGAAAACCCACAGATGGACAAGATAGTAGAAGAAGCACATAGCACAGAATGTGTATTGCCAGAAAATGATATTGAGCTACATACAGATTGTATGCTATGGGCAAATAAAAGAAGTTACAAATGGTTGCAGTCAAGATTACAAGCAGCAGAAACTACAGGTGGTAAAGCAATATTTGAAATGGTGTATTTAAATAAAGCATTTGCAGAAGGTATAGCTATGTTTGATGTAGAAGAAGTAGATACTTGTAGAGATGTAAACAGAACTGTAGGACATATTCCAGCAGGGTGTCATTTAGTTGCAGGACTAGATCCAGCTTCTACAGGTTATCAAGCTGCGTTTTTATGGGCTATAAATACTGAAACAGGAAAAATGTATATGGTAGATATAGAAAACGAACAAGGTGGTGGGATTATACAAGCAAAAGAAACTATAAAAAAATGGTACGAAAAATATAATCTTGCACATTGGGTTATAGAGGAGAATGGATTTCAGAGAGCTATACGACAAGATAAAGATTTAAAAGAGTATTGTGCAAGAATGGGTATTTATTTAGAAGGACATCAGACACAAAAAAACAAGTTTGATCCTATCTTTGGTGTTGGAAGTATGAGAGAATTGTTTAAAGAGGAATTAATTAGTTTGCCTTATGGTAGTGCAGAAAGTGAAACTAAGAGTAATATATATCGTAGACAACTAATTTATTTTTCTACAGGTGCTAGTAG